AACTAATAAATATCTGTCTCCAGACTCTACAGGCAGCCCTCTGTGCATGTGTGTAAAACTAGGAAATATCATAGCATTTCCTGTGGGCAATGGATAGATTGTACCACGGTTAAAAAACTCAGTGCCACCACCCTCATACTCACCAGTATTTAAAGGTACAACCATGCTTATATCAGCACTAGCATCATGGTGCCAAGCGCCTTGTTTTTTATCTTTTAAATTATAATTAGCTAATTGTATAGTGCCGTCTACTACATACCTGTTCCAAATACTTAAAAATATAGGGTTGACTACGTTCTGTACCACGGTCATTAACGAATCAAATAGTTCTGGACAGTGTTCGTTAAAAACTATTTCTGGTATTTGTCTAAGCGTGTCTTCATCTGGGTTAGGTACAAAAGCAATTGTTTTTTGCATGTGCTGTAGTTCATCAACTAACAGCTCACAAAACTTTTTAGAAAATAATGGTAAAGTATAAACCTCTGATAAAGGTTCTTTTATTAAATCTTGCAGTGGTGCTTTCTCTGGGTCCTTGGTCCCTAGGCCCTCGTAAAAAGCAATAATGTGTCCTAACGAAGCTTTAGCTTTTTCTAAAGTTTCTGGTTCAATAAACCAGTCAGCAGGATATTTTAGTAATAAGTTTTTAAACTCATACACTATTTCTCTCTCTGCACGCCCTTCATCTTTTCGTATGACCTCAAGCCACCAAGCCCGAGCATGCCCATAAGAATAGTGCTAAGTTGTGAAAACTCAAAGGTAGGCATAGATATTTGAACACCGGCTAAAACTAAAACAAAACCTAATATTGGTGAGATTACAAAATGATACGCTAGTGCAACACCACAGGTCCAACCAACAAATGGCCTCCAGCCTGCAACAAACATACTCTTGTGTGCAGCTTCTTGTTTGTTTATTTCTATCTGCGCTAAATTAGCTGAATGAAAAGCCGTCTTGAGCTCATGGTCGAGTTTAGCCTTCAAATCCTTGTCAGCTACAAATTTGTCAAGCACGTTACCGGCTACGCCTACTATTGATTCAATCATTATTCCTCATACAAGTTGTTAAAAGTTATACTAGGGTCTAAGTAACTTTCATGTTCTTCAGCAGAGTGAGTCCATTGTGAAGGTGTAAAATCAGGTGCACCCTGACCTGTAACCCATAACGCTGGACTAGTAGCCCTAACTCTATTATTAGGCAAAGCAACAAAGTTACCTTTCCACTTGCCTTCTTCGTTTATATATAATACATGAGATTGTTTATGTTGGGCAGGATCATCAGCTATATCTGAGTCGGTGTAATCAACTGTAAATAAATATTTGCCTTGATAGAAGTCTTTACCTATTTTACAAAGCCACGGACTAGAGCTTACTCGATCCATAACTATAGTGCTGTGCGTTCTTGACTCACAGTCCCAAGGTTGAGCTAAATGATCTTCCATAGGTTCTGGCCATTCTTCTACTGGTATATCAGCAACTAAAGCTTGAATTGGCATACGTGCCCACATAGCGCCACCGTGCACGTTTTTATCAGGATCATCTTCTTCACAACCTGTAAAAACAACTTGAAAGCTTAAAGACCTATCTGGAATAGTATTTACTGCTATGGCGAGAGCATGTAAATATTCGCCGTGATAGTTTTCGTGATTAGCGGTAAATTCTTTTCGTACCCAACATTTAAAATGTGGGATATTACTAATTAGAAAAGACACTAACTATCTTCTTTTCTTTCCGCCTTTCTTTTTGTACTTAGTCTTTTTCATTTTTTTAACTAAGCCACCTTTTTTCATGTATTTAGTTTTTTTATTTCCAGGCATAATTATCTCCGTTGTTAAAAATTTATTTTACTTCTGTCTCTGTGCCAGCTATCACTACTTTACCACCTTTTCTTTTGACCATATCTTGCGCAACAGTCAAAGATAAGTTTCTGGCAAAGCGAAATGGTTGCCCATCGTACTCACCAAGCACATCGAATTTAGTTCCTGTAGTCATTAACTATATCCCCCACCACGTTTTTTATACGTTTTTACTAACCAAGCATTAGCATAAGCTGAAGGATATACTTTAAATTTTTTCTTTGCTTCAGATTTAACTCTTGAATACAAAGCTTTATTAGTCGGGTTTGGTCCCTTCTTTTTAGTTGTTTTTCCTCTTCTTTTCTTTACTGCCATGTTGCTCCTTTTTTGTAATTATAAGTTTGTATATTATATTATTCATTTATTAACATTTCCAGCGTCTACGCGCTTGACGTATCCTAGAATTAGGATTGTTTCTAGTTTTAGCTGAACTTTTCTTTAATTGACCTAACGATCTAGCGCAATATGATTTACGTCTTTTTGCTGCTTTACTACCTTTTTTAACTTTACCAGTGACTGCAGTTTTTAATTTAGATCCAGGATTAGCTTTACGATAAGCGGCTACACCTTTCTTAGTCATACCAGCACCAGACTTAGTAGGCCTATAGTTTGCGCCTTTGCCTTTTGTAGTTTTAGGAATAGCTTTGGTTTTCTTTCTAGGCATAGGTCGTCTTTTTTCGTCTATCGTTCATAACAGCACCACAACCTTTGTGGTTGCGTTTTTTATATTTTTTCTCGGTGGTCTTACTGAGTTGTGCCCTAGATATAGCCATCACACAATAGTTTTTACATTGGTCGGTTTACCACCAACACCTTGTTTTTTAGCACGTTTTCTTTTGACCGCACTAGCTATTTGACTTTTTGACATGCGTGCTGCTTTAGCTGCTGGGACACATTTAGGATATTTTCTTTTTGAGCCTTTAGCAGATTTACGGCCGCATTTTTTATAGCCACCACCTTTTTTAGGTGCGCCAATGTCGACCCAGTCTTCTTGAAACCATTTTTTAAGTCCTGTACTCATTCTATTATTCTATAGTTTTTACCATCGAAAGTCATGGCTCTGTTTCTATTCATCTTAGGTGATATGTAAGAAACGTGCACCCAACCACTATGTGGGTCTATGCCATTGTAATATTCTAAAATAACTTGATCGAACTCTAAATTATCTTTTATAAAACCAAAAAGTTTTTCGTTATCAACGGTTGGTAGTTCTATGTCTACTGCTTGACCTGAACAATGTTGACTTGTAGTTGAGCCACCAATTGCAGTGTTTAAGGCTGGACAGCGATAACCACTGTTAGGGCTAAATGGTATGTCGTAATGTTCTCTGATTGGTTGCAAAATATGTTTGCAGACTTTTACTAAATAGTTGTAAACGTCTCTATCTTGAACAGAGTTATCAATGTTTTTTCTAACTGCGGTAGAGCTTTTAGTTAACTCACGTAACGAAAAGTTTCTGCTTAATTTTGTACTATCGGTCCAATCAAAAATGTTCATTGTTAAGATGTTGTAATAATAATAGCGCCTAAACTAGCCGTCATAGCTGGACTAAATCTAACTTTATCGCCAGCAACAGTAAGTATGGCAAAAGGCACACTAATATCAGCAAACCCTACGCCGTCAAAAATTTGTAGTGAATTTGTTGTGGTGTTAAAAATTACTGTGCCAATGTTAAAATTAGATTGATCTCGTTCATCAGTAGTAAATTGTTCGGTGTTGCTAGGATCAAACTCACCTAAATTTAATTCTAATAGTCTAACTAAACGATTAAATAGCTCTGGTGTTACCTCAGTATTAGCTATTGGTAATCTAGTGTTTAGCAGCTTTGCCATTATCTTCTACCGTCTGATTTAATTTCGTAACGTGTTGCTCCTAAACGCCAGCCTACTCCTAAGTTACCATTATCGCCATCGTTAGATGCTAAACGCACTACTGCTTGTCTGCCTCTAGCTCTAATATGACTTTGTGTAGTAGTTGGAGATATGGTTGCGGTTTGTCCAGAACTTAATGTGTCGCCTGGAAAGTCTCTAGTTTTAGTAACTATATTAACGTTAGAACCTGAATCATTATTTAAAAACTTTATATCAGGTATAACTTTTCTTAAAAAAGAAAATCTTTCGCCGTCTTCTATATCAAAATCAGCTGATTCTATAAAAACGTTAGTCATTTCAGCACCGTCGTCATTAAAACCAACTTCATGTTGAAATAAAAAGCTACTGCCAGTTGCTTGTGGATATTCTTCGATATTTGAGTCTAGCCAAGCAGTTCTATTTAATTGTCCGTAGTACCAAACTTTTTCTTGATAATTATAAATTACGTACCTATCTATTTCAGTGGAACTAGCAGATGGGTAAAACCAACCTACTTCTGAGTGTTTGTTATTAGTAAAACCATGTATTTTAAAACCTTGTTCTTGATTAATGTCACTAAAAACATAGTTTCTAACAGTGCAAGGTATTTGTTGCACGGTACCATTGTATAAATAGAAAGAATCGTAGCTCATAAAAAACACACCACCAGGAGCAGTAACCGCTGCTTTAGGTCCTATTAACCCAGTGTTTTCGTTTATTAAATTTAAACCAAAAGTAAAGGGCGGTCCTATAAACTGCATACTGTAAATAGCAGTGTCAGTAAAAACAACTATTTCTTGTCTAGCTTTTACTGCGCCAATAAATTTAGACCCAGAGGAAAGCCTTAGTTCTCCAGCTGTGTTGGTTGTTAAAGTTCTAAAATCTAATGGATTTTCTTGATCGCTAAAAGCAATTAACATAGGATCTATTTCACCAGACCTAGCTTCATTAACTATTGGGTCTACGCCAAAAACAATTAAATGTCGATCAGTTTCTGAAGTTAAAACTTGTAGGCCTCTTGTTGGAACTTGATTAAGAGAGCTTGTTTGAGTGCTTAACTCGACTGCTCTAGTTGAAGTAGTATTGTTTTCAACCCAACGATAAATTTCTCCACCTCTAGCATTTAAAATTAAATCCTCACCATAATTATCGTGACTCCAAAGTCTT